CAAATTTAAAACTTACAGTACAAGCAACTGGGGAAAACTCAGGAACTTGGGGACAAATTACAAATACTAACCTTTTAATTCTAGAACAAGCTATAGGTGGTTTTACATCTTTTAACGTAACTAACGCCTCTAGAGCTTTAACTTTTACTAATGGTGCTTTATCAAATGGTAAAAATGAAGTTATAAAATTAACAGGTACACTGGCTTCTAATTTAAACGTAACTATTCCAGATTCAATTGAAAAAACATATATTGTTCAAGATGCATGTGATCATGCTGGAAATACTTTAACATTTAAAACTACATCTGGAACAGGTGTATTATTATGTGAAGGAAATAATTACACAATTTACTCTGATGGAACTAATTGTATTAAAGTTTCTGAACAAAGAAACTGGAGAGCAGTTTCAGCAGCAGAAACAGTTCAAGCTGGAGCTCAACTTTTAGTAAATACAAATGGTGGAGCAGTTACAATAACGCTACCCGCTTCTCCAAGTACAGGTGATGAAGTATCATTTATAGATCAAGGGTACGATTTCAATACTAACGCATTGACTGTCGGTAGAAATTCTTCTAATATAGCAAACAGTGCAGCTGACCTTACAGTTAACACACAAGGTGCTGGTTTCAGTTTAGTTTATTCTGGAGATGCTACAACAGGTTGGACTTATAGGGAGAAATAGAATATGGCAAATTACGAAGCAACTAGATATGATTTTGATGGAGCAAACCTTACAGGTATTGAAGGTATTCCTACAGCAACTATTGTGCCGTGGTCTTCTGCATCAGTGCCATCAGGTTTCTTAGAATGTAACGGTGCAGCTGTATCAAGAACCACTTATGCCGCTCTATTTGCAATTGTAGGTACGACTTACGGAGCTGGAGATGGTTCATCAACTTTTAACGTTCCTGATTTACAGGATAACGTAGCAGTTGGAAAATCTAATAACAAATCTTTAGCATCAACTGGTGGAGCAAATACAGTAGCAGTAACAGCTAGTGGTAACGTTGCTGGCTCAACAGCTAATGCAACTCTATCGACACCACAACTTGCTTCACACAGTCACCCGGGCGGCGGTAGTGCAGGAACTCCTAGTCCTAATAATGGAACTGGTAGGAACTTTAACCCAGCAGGGACTGGTAGTGCTGGTGGTGGTGGAGGTCACTCCCATAATATGAGTGCAAACTTTTCAGGTGACACAGCAAACCCATCTGTATTACAACCTTATTTAACAATTATTTATATTATTAAAACTTAGGAGAAAAAATGGCAAGTAAAGGAAATTGGACAGTAGTATTCGAAGATAAAAAGATAATTAAAAATTATGCAGAAGGCGCTAATGAAGGCGTTGGGTACACAATTAATGATGATTCTTTTTGGAATCAATCTAAATTTTCAAATATTTGGGCTATTCAATATGGAACTTCAATTACTTCTGATGAAGTAGAATACAGAGACGAAACTCCACATTCATCATTTGCTGATGCAAATATTGGGGATATAAGTCAATTTTCTTCTAAATGGGATTCAGCGCATTTATCACAATTACAATCTGATTGGGATGCAGACGAAAGAGATGAGTCTGAAAAAGGTGCAAGACCTACTTCTTATTCCTCATAATTATCTTAACATCATCCAAGAAGTTAAAATATATTTTTCACCTGATAAAGGTGGATTACCTCTATGTAAATATGGAAAAGCAGCTGGCCAAATAACTATTCTACCTGTTTTTGGTTGAACTCTTTTTGAAAAATGTAAAAATTCTGTTTCTCCTCCTTCTTCTACATCATTTAAATAAATAGAAAAAACAAAAGCACGTGATTCATTAGACTGGCCTTTTCCATGTTCAATATGCCAAACATGGTAACCTTCTGTAGGTAATGTTTTTTGAATCTTTAAATCTGTAAAATGAAAAGGGACTCCATAAGCATCATCTGCACCCACATTTTTTATATAATGATTCCAAGCTAGATCAAAATTAACCATCATGGGTTTTAAAGATTCCCACCATATATCTATATTTCCAGGCATAGCAAAATACTGTTGATCTTGTTTTTGTAATATAGATGCTTTTTCAAAACCAATTCTATTTATTGTATTATTAAATTTATTTTGTTCTTCATATAATTTAATAGCTTTGTTACATTCTTCTTTGGTAATGTAATTATCATACACTCCAATAAAATTGTTTATAATGACTGTTTTTTCCATTTATTTACCTTTATCATAAGCGTGGTCTTTATATAGTCCATTTTTATTTACGTAATGTAAAAACACTTGAGCAAGTCCTTTACCTTTATACACACCTGGACGCCAATGTTTTTGATCACACCCTGCATATAATATAGCATCACCTTCATCAAGTTCAAATGAAGTTCCTTCAACTATAACAGGCCAGTTATCATATTTTTTAATACATGCTGTAACAGATATTTCACACGCTGGTCTATCTGTATGTTTTTTTAAAGTTGCACCAAACACATAATATCTCCAATATGCATAAGTTGGAAATAATTTTAAATTAGATTCTTTTTCAACTAATGGTAATTTGATATCTAATAAAGCATTCATTAAAGGATCCCGATACCAAGCGGGTGAAAAAGACTGCTCATCAATTGTATAACCTTTATTTTCATCTATTTTATTATAGCAATATTTATTTAAAATTTTCAATTCATATTGACTAAAAAAATTTTTAATTAGTTTATATTTTACTGCAGCCATGAAACTATACTATACCTCGTTCCTTTCGTAATAGGTTCAATACTGTGTGGATACATAAAATTACTTGGAAAAAATACAATAGAACCTTTATCAAGTTTTAATCTTTTTATTTCTTTTTCTTTTTGATCTGTGAAAATTAAATCACCACCTTCGTAATCATCATTTAAATTCATAATAATACTTAAATGCCTTGGAAAATCAGTATAGTGATCTATGTGTGTTTTATACTTACCTCCAACAGAATATTTTAATAAATCAATTTGATTGATTTTAGAACTTGCCATCTTAGGAAATTTTATTTTGTAGTAAGTATATAGTCTTTCTATTTCTGATTTTACTAAATTCCAGTAAAAGATATCTGTAGGTACATCAAAAGTTAAACTATAACCTTTTACATTTCTTATATCTTTATTTAAAACTTTTGCAATCCTTAAATTTTTTTTAGCTTTATGATTTATTAAAGGTAAAAGTTTTTCTATAAATTTAGGTGAAATTATATTTTTAAATTCAACAATGGCTTCTAAGTAATTCATTATTTTTTTCTTGTGTTAAAAGAAATTATTAATCTATTTTCATTTTTTTTTAAAGGTTCCACTTGATGTGGAATCCATGATGGAAATAAAAGTAGCATATTTTTTTTTACTTGACTTTGATATATATCAAATTCTCTATCATAAAATAGAGTGGGAGATCCCTTATTACATAGGTATATTATTCCAGAATAGCATGAATTACCGTGTACATGTATTTTATGTTGATCTTTTTTATTATATAGTTGAGCCCAGTTATTACCTAAAAATAAATTTTTTTTATCTAAAATATTAGTAACTTGTTTTTTTAGATTTTTAAGAACAGGAAAATTTAATACATTTAAATAGTTATAAGTATTTTTTTGTTGCAAGGTATTTCTGGATTGTACTAATAGTAAAACTTGATTTATTTCAATCTCAGTTATTTCTAATTCGTATTCATAAAATGAATTTTTATAGTCAAAAGGATCAAACTTACCCTTTATTTTCCGATACTTAACATTCATAAGTTATTATTTTCTATCTTTTATTCTCTAAAAAACTAATATATAGTCTACTATATGCTACAAAAATTAAATTTCAAGCCTGGTTTTAACAAGATGGTCACAGATTCCGGAGCCGAGTCTCAGTGGGTCGATGGTGATTTTGTTAGATTTAGATATGGATTACCTGAAAAAATAGGTGGTTGGAATCAATTATCTATTGCAGGAGAAACTTTACCTGGACCAGCACGTGCTCAACACACCTGGACATCTTTAGCTGGTGAAAGATATGCAGCTATTGGAACTTCACAAGGTTTATTTTTATACTACGGAGAACAGTTTTTTGACATTACACCATTAGATACAGCTATTACAGGATGCACATTAACAACTGTTAATGGCTCAAATGTTTTACAAG